AACTGCAAAGAACTCAGACACTATTGCTGACTTGATTGCTGAGGCCTTATCTACCTGACTAGAGTAGTTCTCCTTTTCAGCAGCCTCAAATATTCCTTTGATTGATTCAGGCAAAAGAGCCTCATTAGTGTTCAGCCAATCATTAGATTTCATATTGAACTCAATTGCAGATTCTAGACCTTTGGCACTAGATGCATCCTTGGCTTTAGACTCTCTCTCAAGTCTAGCTTTCTCACTCAGGTCATTAGGTTCAGGATCATCTGAACCCTCATCTCCCTTAGATCCTAATTGCTTCATGATTTTCTCATTCATGCTCATTAGGTTTTTGACCTGCTCTTGTAGTTCAGCTACTGACTTTGATCCCTCATCATCACCACCTTTGTCACCACCTTCATCAGATCCACCACCTGAACCACCTGTGTCATCCCCTGCTTTGTCCATTAAGATCATTGATCCCATTAAATACTTAGTCCAAAAAATCATTCTCATACCCTCCTAAAGGTTTAGTTCAGTCTCATCTACAAGTAGCTCCATACCACACTTGCAGCCATATCTATCTTGTGGCATCTCACCTCTCCCTACAATATAAATTTTCCCATATCTAAGTTGGTGCAATGGATCTGGTTCAGTAGCTGAGCTTGGCAGCCATCTATATTTTTGGCCTTTATATTTCTTTTGTATCTGCTGTGTGGTTCTCCATACTACAGCGTTTTGAACAACTTGTGCTAGTCTCTTAGGATTTCTAGCATACTCACCAATCACAGACTCTGTGCTAGAGGCTGAAATAGCAGCATTAGATTTATAGTCTCTTATGACCATAAGAACTAATTGAGATATGTCAGATGTTTTGATGTATTTGAACTGCTTTAAGAAAACCAATGCTTTTCTTTTAAAGTTTAGATCAGAATCTACAAGCTTTTTAATTCTTGAATCAGGCAATAAACTTTCAATCATTTTGTTTGGATCATATATTATGGCCATCTATTTTTTGCCTTTAAGTATGAAAGCCATAGTGAACCTACCGATCCCTTTGCCTGCCTTGTTCTCCTCAGTGCTATGCCACTTAACGTCACCTAGTGATCTAAACTCAGCACCTGCATTCAAAAGGTAGTGAATCCACTTATCAGTAGGATAGACAAGAACAACGTCTTTCCCTTTCTCTTGTTCAGCAATGGCTTTTCTAGCCCAAGCAGTAGGACCTTTCTTTTTGCCATCAATCAATATTGATCCAAAGGGAGGATTCACATAGTTTGAACTCCCCCAATCTCCTTGCAAGCCACACCAATCATCAGGCTTTGGATAGGGACAAGGATCAAAATTGAAATTGAACTCCTTATCTAGATCAGAATAGAGATCAGGTGGTGTGAGCCAATAGTGATTGCCATCTTTATTGCCATTTTCAAATCCCATCTCTATCCTTGTCCTTTGTCAGATGCCATCCCTTGCAATAGGGACACCTATACTTTCTCTGACCATACTTGTGAGCCTGCTTTGAGGCCTCACTAGACTTGTACTTTCTTTTCTTAGAGCACATTGCCTTTTCATGGTCATAGTCATTAGTCTGTTGTTTCATTCTCTACAGGCTTGGTCTTAGTGATCTTTAGATCCTTTGGATCAGTAGAGAGATTGAACATCTTGTGTATGATCAGCTTTTTGTCCTCAGCAGATATAAGCTCATCTGTAGTGATTTCAAAGTCCTTGAGAGCCATTAGAGCAGCAGTCACACCACCAAAGTCCTCAGTCTTAAAGGTCACTTGAGAATCAAAAATTGAATCTAATACAGGCTTGATGATTGATTGAAAGAAAGGCTTTAGGCCACGCTCTACTGCTTTCCTATCTCCCTCACCTGAGTCACCAAGTCCACTAGGTGCAAGTCCAGTCAAATAAGTAGCAGGGACTCCCAAATAGAATGATTGCTTTTGAGCTATGAAGTCCATTGACTTAGTGGCAGCCTGCAAGTCAGGGATCAGTGTCTCAATAGTATCCTCACCATCAAGCAAGACATCTCCACCATCACCTAGGGCTTTGGCTATTGCCTTGGCCTGAGCTACTACAGTTTCTGAATCTCCCTCAGACACAGAGGCTCTCAATGATTTCATTTTGAACTGCAATGCTTTGGCTGTGTTCATAGACTTATGTAGAGAAACTACTGTGCAATACTCTAGGCCTGAATAGATCTTAAGCATATCTGATGTGTTGAAATCCTTAAAGTTAAGGTAAAAACCAACACTAGAACCCGCTTCTTTCAAGTAGTCAGCCTTGATCATGTCAGCCTCATTAGTAGTGGCTTTTCTCACCACCTTGGTAGACTTGTCATACACAATGAATAGCTCAGCTTTGTCACACATAGCCTTAGATATAAGAGTGACTAAGCCATCAGACTTTTCAGATCCTAGACATGAATCAGAGATCACGTTCTCAAGTTCAGGCTTAAGCCCTTGTGTTCTCTCTAAGACATCAGTGAGGATTCTCTTGTAGATGGTGGTGACATCAGTCCTGACAAAGTCTTTTTGCAAGACTAGAAAATCAAATATAGCAGGGAGTGATGTATCAGCAGGCATGGAGCTTGTGCCAAAGCCTATATTCTTAAGTAGGTTCATTTGATGGCTCCTCAATTGGTTCAGGTTCTACAGGTTCAGGTTCAGGTTCAGGCTCAGGCTCAGGCTCAGGTTCAGGCTTAACTCTAGGTGGTGCCTGCTTAACTTTAGGTCTTAAAGATTGCTCAAATTCTCTTAAAGCAATAGCCTTTTCTTTTCTTAAGACTCTCAGCTCTTTAGTCGCATCGTCTAGTTTCACATCAGCTCTGTTAAGTGCTCTAGCAGCTTTCTTGATCTCTGCTGTGCCTACTTCGATTGCCTCAGCTATTCTTTCAAAATCCAATCTCATTATTTTTTCCCCTTAATATAGCCAATCCACTTTAAGCACCTTGCTAGTGAGTCGGGCGCATCGTCGTTCTTGGCTTTGAGTTCATACTTTTCTACTTGCTTAGTGTAGTTTGAATCTGAGTCCTTAGACAAGTGTATCATGTGAGACACTGATCCTGCTGCCACTATGTCACTGTGCTTATTGGTGGTGGTGTATCGTTTCACTATGCCTATGTCTACTCCACCTTTCTTAAAGGCTTGTCTCAATTGGATGATGGCATGATCACCTGTGGCATTAGTTTCAAAGGCAAGCTTCTTAACATTTCTAGACTTAAGCCAATCAATGAGTTCAGTATCAATACAATGAAACCATGCTTTCTTGAAACATCTACCCTCAGCAGCTATGCCTTGACCAAAGGCAGTCACTATTGTGATTGCTGTGAAATCACCACCATCACTAGGATCCATCCAAGCCACAGCGGTTGAGTTCTCAGGCCATGCCTCAAGTTCTCTGAGATTAGAGAATATCATAGCACCATCTTTAGGCACCTTGAGATGATAGGACATTGAGATTGTATTAGGATCCACACCTGCAAGCCTCATAGCCTCTAGATCCTCATCAAGTTCAGGGATCATGCCATGTGGATACTCTCTCTTAAGTAGCTTAGGTCTTAACTCCTCATACAAGTCATCTGCATGAACTGGCTGACCTATGATGCAGATGTTTGTGCATAGCTTGAAAGCCTCATCATACTTTCGTTTAACTCTAGCCCTCATTGCAGGTGACACATCATCCTCAGTCACAGGATCATCCATGATGACAAGATCGGGATGTCTACCTCTGAATGAACTACCAATTGTGATGACCTCTACTGAGTGATCCTTTCCTACATGACCTTTGACTCTGATACAGGTGGAGTTTTGTTTGTCTAGCTCCACTCCATTGGCTTTGAGTGCTGTGGCAATCTCCTCAATCATAGCAGCGTTTCTAGTCCTAGACTTTGAGACAATGACTATGGTGGTGAGAGGATCTGTGTATATCTTATAGGCACTACCTAAGACTGTGGCATAGTCTGATTTTCCATAGCCTCTAGATCCTAAGAGCATCCTTGGTTCAACACCATCTAGACAAAACTCTCTCATTTCTAGCTGAACATCAAAAGGTCTAGGGTATTGAGCAGTATCACAAAACTCCCTGAAATCCTCTCTCTTTAGTTCTAAGAGTGGATCAGGTTGGTTCTCAGGTGGTGCAGGCTTATCAGGATTCTCATTAGGAAACATCTTTTTGTCTAGCCATATTGCCATAGCTGCTGAGCCTGAACCTCCCTTTTCAATGAGGGAGAATTGCAGCTTTCTTAGTCTCATTTTGCCTGCTAATTGCCTTTTGTCCCAAATTGAGGATAGGGGGACACCAAGATCCTCTAAGCATCTCTTCTTAAGCGTCTTAATTGTCATGTCAAAAAAGGAGGCAATCTCAGCTTGAGTGCATTGATATGATACAAGCTTATCAAACTCATTCCAGTTCACATACTTCTTAGCATTAGGATCCAACTTATATCTGCTGCTCATAGATTAGAGTCTACAATCTATTTCTTAGCTTTTCTAGTGGCCTTTGAGAATGCTAGGATTGATCCCTTTCCAAGTGTTTCTACATAGGTGATCTTGATTTCAATAGGCTTTGATTCTGTATAGCCCTTAGGGATGTCCTCATCTATTGGTGAGACCATTGTAGGATCAAACTCATGGAGTGTAGCAGTGTCTCCTTTTTGAATGTCCTGCTTTTCTTGATTGTGGAGGAAAGTCTTAGAACCATCTGTGATTCTCACATAGTCATCTATGGATATTTTGAGATCATGGTTCATGACCATATCTCCAATGCTTTCACACCTTGGATAGGATGAGAGAGTTCAGCTCCCATGTAGCCTGAGAGGATCTCTCTTAAGCTTTGTAGATCAGGATTGGTCAGGATGATTGTAGGCTTGGTGGTGGAGTTCAGTGTGGCCTTAAAGAGATGCCTCTCTAAGTCCTCATTGATTGTCCAGTAGTCGCTAATACTTTCCATGCTTCTTATCATCCGATATTTGAAAGGCCATAGCAATAGTCATTAGTGCCATCCCTCCCAAGAGAGTGAATGTCCAAAGCCAACACAAGACAAGCCAAATGAGGTCCAGTATCATTTTGACACCTCTGTTTTGATCTTATCTAGCCATCCAATCTGAGCATGACTCAGATCAAGCCATGGTCTCTCACAATGCTCTTTAACAAAACTTAGGCTGTTTCTATAGAAGCTCCCTTTAGTTTCTTGAGAGGCCTTATCAATTAGCTTGATGTAGGCATCGCCTAAGTATTCTTTAACAGTTTCTTTCTCTTCTTGTCCCACATATCCCCCTCAATTTTTTGCAGTTCATAGTCAATCAATTCTGAATCATTTTCATTCACACAAAGTTCATACAAGTAGCAGATCTGATCCTCCCTAATTGAAATCATCTCCTTGTCTGTGAGCCTCAGTTCTCTCTTGATAGGCAGCTCCCCTGTGATCTCCCATCCTAAGACTTTCCTGCCTGTGATCTTGCACAGACGCTTTCCAGTCTCTCTTATCACACCAAGGTCTCTAAGCTCAGTCATCCTACCTGAGGTCAGATTCTTTTGACACCTCATGAACTTGGCTGCCTCTGAATTGGTCAAAGGTCCAAAGTTGAACACCACCTCATAGACTTGCTGCCTTAGATCTGAGAGTAGTCCCTCATCCTTGATCTGCCTGAACACCTCAATGCTAGTTTCTCTAGTCATCATCTCACCTCAGGCCAAATATCTAGTTCAAGATCCTCATTGATTTTGTTTGGAG